CTTTCCGGGAGGATGGCGTTCGGGGGTCTTGATCTCTCAAGTACCTTAGATCTCACGGCTTTCGTGCTTCTCTTCCCGCCTATCGAACCCAATGAACCCTACTGGATCTTGCCGACCTTCTTCGCACCTGCGGACGCAGCGAGGGAACGAGAGCGCAACAACAAGCATCGGCTCGACGATTGGGAGCGCCAAGGCTTGATCGTGACTACACCTGGGCGATCGCTCGACTATAGGGCAGTCGTGGCGGTGATTGATGGCTTGGCACGAAAGTACAACATCCAAGAGATCGCAGTCGATCGCTGGAACATTAACCAGATCAGTAAGGATCTCGAAACGCTCGGCAAGAATAACGGGCGACCCGACTGGCTTGTCGGCTTCGGGCAGGGATTCGCAGCGATGACCGCACCGAGTAAAGAGCTTGAGGTTCTGGTGCTCAGTGAGAAGATTGCGCATGATGGCAACCCGGTGCTGCGCTGGATGTTCTCGAATGTGCAAGTCGAGCGAGACAACGCAGGCAACATCAAAATGCATAAGGGAAAAGCGGTCGAGAAAATCGACGGTATTGTCGCCACGATTATGGCACTAGGTCGGGCACAAGTAAGCAGCTTAAGCGCAACAAACATTTACGACACCCAAGGGATCACACTACTATGATGAACCGCATTAAAGGCTTTATCTCTCGAGCGCTCTCCCTCTCAGGTGGCAACCTGAAAGACCCTAGGCTCAACGAGTTGTTCGGTGGCGCATCTACTGACTCAGGCATCAGCGTCACACCCGACACCGCGATGACTTACTCTGCGGTCTACGCTGCGGTCAGGTGCATCGCAGAGTCCGTGTCGAGTCTTCCGCTCAACTATTACGAACGCCTCCCCGGTGGTGGCAAGATGCACGCAAAAGCAAACCCGCTGCACACGCTCCTTCATGACGAACCCAACCCCGAGATGAGCTCGCTCCAATGGCGTGAGGCTTCAATGGCGCACTTGCTTCTTCATGGAAATTCTTACAGCGAAATCGTGCGTGACCTCGAGGGCAATGTGGTCGAACTCTGGCCCATCGACCCTACCATCGTGACACCGAAACGCACCGACTCAGGCGAACTCTATTACGACCTACACCGAGGCAAAGCTTTCATCACCGCTGGCAATATGCTCCACATACCGGGGCTTTCTTTTGATGGCATCTCAGGCATGAGCGTGATCGGCCTCGCTCGCCAGTCTCTTGGGCTTTCAATGGCTATTGAGCAATTCGGGGCTGGCTATTTCGGGCGAGGTGCAAGGCCCGGTGGCGTGCTGACTTTCCCTGGTCAACTCTCACCCGAAGCACGACAGAACCTTCGCCGATCGTTTGAAGAGCTTCATGCCGGTGGTGCCAACAGTCACCGAGTCGCCCTTCTTGAAGCGGGCCTGAAGTGGGAAGCAATCGGCGTGCCTCCTGACGATTCGCAGTTTTTGCAGTCGAGAGAGTTCCAGATCATCGAGGTCGCCCGCTGGTTTAATCTACCACCGAACAAACTAAAGGATCTTTCAAAGACTTCCTACAACTCCCTCGAGCAGATGGAGATCAGCTTTGTGGTGGACACGCTTCGCCCGTGGCTAGTGCGCTGGGAGCAGCAGCTTAACCGCAAAATTATCAGGCCGAAAGACAAAGGCAATTATTTCTTTGAGTTCAATGTTGATGGGAAACTAAGGGGCGAGATCGCTGCCCGTTATCAGTCGTACTCGGTCGCTCGCAACTGGGGCTGGCTCTCGGTGAACGAGATCCGAGAAAAAGAAAACATGAACCCGATCGAGGGTGGCGATGTGTATATGCAGCCCATGAATATGCAGGCACTCGGCACCGCACCCACGGCAGCGCCTGCAACCGATCCGAGTCTGATGGCAGTCCCAACTCCCGAGACCCAAGACCCGACAGCGATTGCAGCACCCGCAGCAACAGGGGCAGATGTGGCAAGCACCGCACTCAACGGCGCACAGATCACCAGTCTTGTTGACTTGGTTACTCAGGTCGGGCAGAAGCTTATCCCGATCGCATCGGCGAAGGCGATCGCGATCGCCTCGTTCCCATTTCTCTCGCAAGCGGTGGTCGATCAAATCTTCAACGGACTTGACAGCGTACCAACTCCACCAACCTTACCAAACCCTCCAGCAAGGGGGGGAGCTCCTGACATAAGGGGGGAAGCTCCTGACGCAAGGGGGGGAGCTCGCTCTCATGAGTCGATCATCCTTCGACTCCTTGACGATGCGGGTGAGCGCCTTCAGAATGTGGAGTGCAGCGCCGTGAAGAGATTTGCCAACAAGCCCGCAGAGTTTCTTGCCAAGCTCGATCACTTCTGCGCCGAGCATCGGGCCCGCGTCGTGTCTGCCTATGCACCCGTGCTCGAGGCGTTTGGCCTGACCACCGATCTCGATGGCCATGTCCAGCGCCACCTTGATCAATTCCGCTCAACTTGGTTGGACTTCTCAGGCAGTGTGACCGCAGCGAAACTTGCCGAAGCAGTTTCGCTCAAGATCCAAAACATGAAAGGGGTCAAAGATGAAAACTAATACCGTAGAACGAAGGTTCTCAACCGAACTCCGAGTCGATGTCGCAGCGCAAAAGATCATCGGCTATGCAGCGAAATACGACTTATCCTCAGAAGACCTTGGCGGCTTTCGGGAGTTCGTTCGCCCTGGTGCATTCCAGAGGTCGCTCGACTCCAACCCTGATGTGCGGGCCTTGATCGATCACAACCCGAGCCTCATCCTCGGGCGCACCGTCTCGGGCACGCTAAGACTCGAAAGCGATGCCACAGGGCTCAAGGTGACCATCGACCCGCCTGACACCCAGTATGCTGCCGATTTGATGGCAGTCATGGCTCGGGGTGATGTCTCGCAGATGAGCTTTGCTTTCACGACCAGCGAAGACGCTTGGGATCTGGTGGACGGGAAACGGGTGCGCAGTCTTCTCGCCGTGGAGCTCCACGATGTGAGTGTGGTGACTTACCCCGCCTACCCTGACACCACCGTTGCGGTGAGGTCGCTCTCGATCTACACCCAGGACGCAATCAGGTCAGCGCAACGCATCCGCGAACTCAGGTTAAGGGGTGATCGGTAAGAAAAACGCACCTGTTTTGCTGACATCTCTAGGGGTGGGGGAAATCCTCCACCCCCTCCTTTTTTTTTGGCACGAGTGTTGACGGATTGCAGATCCGTGTTCTAATCAGGTTATCGAAATCAGTGCAGTCTTTACGCACAGTTTCCCGAACTAGGGGCCTGTGCGTTTTTTTATGCTTCTCACCGGAGCAGATGCACGAGTCCTAATAAGCCATATTAGGAAGAAATCAAATGACCGAAATCGAAACCCTGCGCAACCAGCGCACCGCAAAACTAGCTGAAGCCCGTGCGATCCACGCTAACGGCACCACCGAAAAACGAGAACTGACCCCCGAAGAAGCTACCGCATTCGAGGCCTTGGTTTCTCAAGTTGACGAACACGAAGCTCGCATCACCGAGATCGAAGGTGGCGCAGCTCCTGAAGCAGCACCCGAAGAAGCCGCATCCGCAAGAAGTGAAAAGCTTGCAAGCTTGGAGGCCTCTTCCAAAAGACCCGCAGCACGACGATCTTCACCGATCGAAGCGCCTGCGTTTGTGCGCGATTTTGGCGATCGTCAAAGCACTTCAGACCGAGCACTGGCCCTTCGAGGATGGTTGGGATTTCACAGCGTAAACGGTGCCTCCAATGAGCAGCGTAACGCTGCGCAGCGCTCTGGCCTAGAACTTGGGAACAATCGCTTGAGCTTCAAGCTCAACGCAAAAGCTCCTAAGACTCAAGCCGAAGCCCGTGCGCAATCTTTGACCGGTTCCGCTGGTGGCTACACTGTGCCACAAGGTTTCATCAATCAGCTTGAATCTTCTTTGTTGGCTTTCGGTGGGATGCGAGAAGTCGCAACCATCTTGCGAACAGCAGAAGGCAATGACCTGCCAATTCCTACCGTGAGCGATCACAGTAATGTTGGCGCAATCCTTGCAGAAAATACTCAAGTTGCTGAGCAAGATATCACCTTCGCCCAGATCACTTTGAAGGCTTACAAGTACTCCAGCAAGCTCATCCGAGTTTCGTCTGAACTCTTGCAAGATTCTGCGATCGATCTTGAGAGCTTCATCGGTGGCGCACTTGGGGAAAGGATTGCGAGAATATTTAATACTCACGCAACCACCGGGGACAATTCCTCAAAACCACAGGGGATCTCGGCATCCGGTGCAGGTAAAACTGCTGCCGCTGTCGACGCAATCACCTTCGCTGAGTTGCTTGATCTTCAGCATTCGCTCGATCCAGCTTATCGTGCTAATGCTAAATTCATGATGCACGACTCGACCTTTAAGCTTGTGCGAAAACTGGTGGATGATCAGAACAGGCCGATCTTCATGAACGATCTTTCTGCGACTTCCCCTGGTACTTTGTTCGGTGTGCCTGTCGTGATCAACCAGGATGTGGCAACAGTTGCGGCTAGCGCCAAGGCTATCTACTACGGTGATTTCTCGAAGTATATCATCCGAGATGTGCAGGACTTTACCCTCTTGCGCCTTGAGGAAAGATATGCCGATTATCACCAAGTTGGCTTTGTTGGTTTCTCCCGTCACGACGGAAGAATCCTCGACGCTGGCACTGATCCAATCAAGCATATGGTAATGGCAGCTAGCTAATGAAAATTAAATTTCATACTTCCGTGGCGGGCCTGTCGTTCACCTATGATGCAAATCTAGTGTACGACCTCCCGCTCGATGAAGCGGCTAATTGCATCCGACTCGGCTGGGCGAGCGCTGAAGAAGCGCTCGTTCCTCCGGTCTCGGAAACCCGAGAAAACAAGTCTGAGAAAGCAACCTCTAAGAAATCCAAAGAGAAACGCTAATGTTGACCGTTGTCACTCCTCCAGCGACCGA